GCTGTAAAGCTGCGCGACCCAAAGCTAATCTTCTTGAGATACTTCGGATCTGATTTGGATATCTTGTTCCATATGTCTAAGTTGCTCATCTCTTATTCCTTCCGCTTGCTAATTCTCAACGCGCCACGCTTATCGCGACGAATTGTTATGGCGCTTGAGTAAACCTCGCGCTCATTATTGGAGACCATTGCCTTCAAGTCTTTCTTTGCTGACTCGAATGACTTGGCAGCAGGCTCATGCTCAAGGTAATCATGCGCGGCAGAGACAAAGTGATTGTCACTACTAGCATCCCGCTTAACCATATCATCGATAGGTATCTCATTGATCGGTGATGTTACTGGCTGGTCAAAGCCGATCGGCTCGTCGTCGCTCTCGACATGACCCCAGAAATCCGTACACGCATCAAGTAACACGGCCATGTACTCGTCATGTGCCTTGATGTATGTGCTTTCCCACCGATTGTTGCCAAATATTACAGACATGTACGCACCCTCGGTGCCAGCCAGCCAGCAATACATCTGCACCTGAGCCATGTAATACTCAGCCACGTTGCTGATGTTGTTGTGTGCATAAGTATGCTTTGCCTCAAGGATAGCGCTGCTTCCCCGAACCATGCCGTCAATCGTACCCTTGTAAGGCACACCGTTGTGAGTCTTCTTAAATGTTTTCTGCTGGTCATCGACGTACTTGTCGTACTCAATCTCAAACCATTCGATGTTAAAGTCTTCTGTTAGAATGCCCATCTGCACCGCAAGATTGCGATTCAAATCGTCTGACTCTACGCGGCCAGTCTTCACTGCCCACAAGTCATACCAGTTACCATTCATAATCTTTACGCAGTCACTACCGCCGATAAAACCTTTGCGTTCCATAGTTGTTCTCCCATTTCATATACTTATCTACTGCGTTATTGCAGCAGGATCAAGATATTTATTGAAGTCTGATTCTACTAGATCAGTTTCTTCAAGCAGTCGTTGTCGTGTTGGGCTGTCAACATCAAGCAATGAAGCCGCTATGCTATGCCCCATCTTGATACGCTTAACCGTAAGCTGATCGTCGCTTAGACCTAGCGGGTGTGTAGTCACCTTCGAGTCTCCGGTATTGCGTGAGTAATCTTCGACACTCTTCTTCGTTGATTCGATAAAGGTTTTGATTGTCGGCCACGACCTCGACGCTTGATACGCGCGGACGTGACCATCGATCTTTTTTAAGATGATCTGAACCTCAACCCGCGTAAGCATAGACGGTATGTTGCTGTTGATATCTTCGACAATCAGCTTGAGTTCCTCACCCAAGGTATCGTTGTCCATATCAGATGGTGGTTTGTACCTACGGAGCAAGCCTTGAAGCCATGATCCTATCAATCCGGTACGCTCAGTGTATTCCATGTGCTACTTCCCTTCTATGGCGAGCTTGTTGACTGTCATGTTGGACAGGATGTCATTGAGAAAGTCTGTGTTTGATTTTGATTGGGGAGCAACGTCGTCAAGATCATCGTCCCAACGCTCACCGTTCAGCCATGTGGTAGGGTGAGGGACGTACTGCTTCTCAGTATCCTGCATTGCATAGGCAAACTTACCTGCTGCACCTACAATCTCTGACGGATCAGCAAGCTTGCAAGCCTTAGCGAATGCCTTACGAGCGTGACCCTTGGCTACCTTGCGTGGGTATACAGACCAGAAGGCATCGAAGGGGAGTGTCTGTGTGACACCCCAAGTAGTATTACTATTAGAAGTAATATCTATTACATTAGATATAACTTGGGGTGTCTGTGTGACACTCCCTCCACTCTCGTCAGTCATGTTGTCCTCCATTAGATTTGTGAATTGATACGAGCTAGCGATACCAGTCCGACCTGAGCAGCGAATCAAGTATCCATTGTCAACGCACCAGTTGATTGATCGGATCGTTGTGCTTCTACTCAACCCTGATTTCTCTGAGATTGTTGGTATACTTGGATAACAATATCCATCTAAGTCTGTGTACCTAGCAATGATTAACAATATATACTTTGCGTTTGCGTTGCGCACTTGCCAATCAATGATGTCTTGCATTAGTATATCAGCATACATTAGCTTCTCCCACGAACTATGTAGTTACTTCCTCCGCTTGAACTGCCCTTGGTTTATTCATTTAGACCAAGGGTTTTTTTCTGTACTGAGCGATCATCTTATTGCTGGGCGGATTACCAGCAAAGATCATGTTCTTCTCTACCTCAAAGCCTAGCTTTTTGATGTCCCATATACGCGCAGCTAATCGAAAGCATCCGAATAAATCCAGTGCTTGACGTGGCGTGAGCGACTTACCGCTGTTGAGGTGCGATCTAATCTGTTGGTTCTGACTTTCCATTTGCTTCTCCCAGAAGGTGTTCAAATAATTCAGCTGGCATTATTACCAGTGACTGTGGCTTCCCGTGCTTCCTCTTATAGAACGCTAGGTCACGCCCTTCTAAGACAGTGAAGGGGCTAGGGAAGTTAGACTTGTCCCGATACTTAACCTCGGCTACCAGCTTTCGTCCGCCCAGTGTGATGTGGATGTCGCCACTCCACTGTCCTCCGAGCGCACCGGAGAGGGGGACTTGGTAGTTTTCGATACCGATTTTGTCGAGCCATTCACAGAATCTTTTTTCGTGGTAGATTCCTTTAAGCTTATTTTTGTTTGCCATGTTTCCTCATCCAAGCAGTCGATGCATATCGTGTGGTAGGTAGCAGGTTTGATTGAGGCTAGGATTTGTACGAAGTATTCATCGTACCGATCGCAAGCGTCACACTTGTATGTAACCTTATCCAGTATCTTTCGTGCGGATTTCGATCTGACAGCCAAGTGCATCCAACCAACAAGTAAACATGAATCCAGAAGGCACACGTATGTATGTCTCCCATTTATTAACCAATGAAACACTACATCCTATGTCAAATGCAAGCTGTTCTTGGCTGATGCTTAACTCATGCCGTCGTTCAATCAGGGTTTGAACCATCTCTTCGTACTGATCTGTACTGAACACGTCCGACTTATAGTTTGGAAACTTTGGCATACAATACTCGCTTATCAGATGGCTTGGCGTATGATCCTTCAAGCAATTCCAACATGCGATAGACCTTACATGCTGTCTCATACCTAAGTTCTGTATCACCATTAAGTGTACGATAGTATGTTGACGTTGGAATGCCTGCCTTAACAAACACTTTGTGAAGCGGGAGGCTAATGCCTTGATGCTTCTCTAATATTGAGTACCAGTAACTGTCTATCATGCTGCACTTATGCAATCATTAGTCGAGCCAGTCAAGTTCATCCATTAGTACTTCGCCTGTTCCGTCACAGTTTTCGCAAACATCTAAGTACTCATTGGGTCTGCCCTCTGGATTCGATACTGTCTGACCTCCATTGCCTTCGTACCATACCTGACCATGCCCTTCGCACTCAGCGCAAGTGTTGTATGCTAAGTCTTTATGAGGTGGTGATGTCATTGTCCTTCTCCTGTATAATGATCGACGATAATTTGCAGGTCTGCAATCGCTTGAGTTATCTCAGTGCGCTTGTAATTTATACCCGTTAGATTCGTTGCCTTGATTAGCAACTTGGTTTTCGTGAGTGGTCTCGGCGGATTCATGCCGACAGCACACATCTTTAGGTGAGCCTTGATGAACGCAGCTTGGACTCCATCACTCCTTGGATCAGTAGTTAATGTCATCGTCTAACTCCTTGGGAACGTGGTTCTTTTCCCATGCTGCAACGGCACGATCTAAAAACTTTTGCTTGTTGAATAGTGGGTTGGTTGCAACCAGTGCGTCAGCAATTGAGTGCAAGTGTGAGGGCCACGCTACCTGCGGCCCCATAATGTCAGCGATAAATTCGTAGTGCTGACGTGTCATCTTTGGTGCGTTAACTTGCATTGTTATCCTCCTTGATTTGTTTGGCACACGCTTTTCTGAATGTGTCTTCGTTGAATTTTGGGTTGATTGCCTTCATCTCTACGCACATATCGTTAAGCATAGAAATCCATTGGCGGCTGGCCCATAGGTTTGAATCCGTATCGATATGGGGTGGTTTGTTAACACGGAATACCTGTGCGATCCGCTCAAAGTCTTTACGTGTCATTACTTTTCTCCATGTGATTGCCTGATGCGATAAGATTCCACATCATCATTGCTGCAATGAATGTTGTTGGCTCATTGAGGGATTTAAGGTAGTCCATCAACGCCTCCATACTGTCAGGCGTTGCGAACATGTTGTGTACTTGCATGTTATCCACGCTCTGTCCCCCTAAAGTCGTCGACCACACCAAGGTAATCGATGCCTAAGTTATCATTATGTGAATCGTAAAGGCTAATGGTGAGTGCCTGACCATCTTCTGAGTAGGCTATGATGGTAAACACCGAGAAGTCATTGAACAATCTCTGTCCAATTGTGATCTTGGTTACGTTGTGTAAGCCTGTTTCTACGCATGTCATCGTTCTTCTCCCAATCCGGCAGCGAGTATGTAGTGCTGCGCAATTTCTCTATAGTTAATGCCGCTCATCACTGACGATATCAGATCAGATGCTAGCCCGTGTGACCCGTCAATGTGTTCAACCATTGCGTCTTCAACGCAGAGCATGATGTACTCATGTGTAATAAGTTCACCATCATCTGCTCGTTGGTTGAGATAATCTCCAAGCCATACGTTTACGAGCCATGTTTCGTGGTTGCTCCATCCATTGTAACTCATTGTTCTTCCTCTCTCTGTGTGTTTAACGCTTCTTTTTCTGCGTGGTGCGCAGTTACCTCACGGCCTTCAGCAAATAGCATTAACTCTACACTCAATTCCTTAGCTTGATGTCTGGTCAACTGGATGTAGAGGTGTGTGTTTTGCCCGATCATTACTTCATTGTAAGGATTAGGTTGAGTGATCTGCAAACAAGTCCGACGATTCGTGCCACCGTAGAAACGGGTCTGCGTTAGCTTGTTCGCTGCATCACAGTTCGGTACATTTCTTATTTGAGTTGACATTGTTCAGTTCCTTTTTGATTTAGTTTGAATCGAACCTTTGCGTTTGAAAGTCTTCAGCTTATTATCATTTGCCCCCCCTTCCTGTGGAAGGGTAGATGGGGACGATACGCCTCTCCCGTTTTGAAGATACGCGTGACCCGCACACGTCAGAAAGGGAGAGCTTGCGCCCTCCCCTCTTGAGTTACGACTCGCGTAGCTTGCGAACCCGCTCAAGTATTGCGTTCTTGCTTTGCGCCTTTGGCGATATGCCTGACTTGACGTATGGTTTCCACTGCTCGCCGCGTATGCCTAAGTACGCCGCCTTGATTATTGCGCCGTACTCCCGAAGCGTTGGTATCTGTACCCCCTTGAGTCTCTCGATGTCTGTTGCTACGCGGTTAAGGCTGTATACCTCGT